CGGAGGCCGCTCGTAAGGAGTGGCGCGACCCGGAGGGGTGGTTACTGCACCCACCCATCGGCGAACCACTCCCGATACTGGACGGACCGCGCAACGCGAGGACGTTGGCCTCGTCGCTCTTGAACAAGGGGGCAGCCCGTGTGCTCGAATTGGCGAGACAACGACACGACCAACGGTTCATCATTGTCGAATCGCCTGCGCACTCGACCCACGGCGACCCCCTGTTCTGGGAGCAGGCGGCGCGGCTAGACAATGTCGAGGTCTGGCCTCGCCTACACCCGGACGAGATGAACGCGCTCTGGGCACAGACCCGCGTGCTGCTGGTCCCATCACGATACGAGACCTACGGGATGGCCGCGCTGGAGGCGGCGTGGCACGGCATCCCCTCGGTACACGTGGACACACCACACGTGCGAGAGGGGATCGGTACGGCAGCACGTCTTCTCAAGACGGCTTCGCTGGGAGAACTGGACCACGCGCTCACCGAAGTGGAACTGGAGTACGACCTCTGGTCAGAACGGGCTTACGACCACGTGATCAGCCTTGCACAGCGAGAGGCTGAGGAATTGGCCCGGTTTGCTGCCGGGGTGGCAGGCATCACGCCACCGTAGAACGCTGTCAGAGGCCCGTCAGACGTCGCGGGGCAGGCAATGGGGCACCAGTACCCACCGCCTGCCCCGCGAACGTCTGAGGGCCTCTGAGCGTTTCTACGGATCTTGTGCCCGATTGTGCCGCAGGCTCCGATAGACGGGATTCTCAGGTGCGATCTCCGAGGCTTCGTACGCCGCCTGTCGCATCTCTTCTGCGTCTGCCATCACTTTCGTGGGTAGAGGCGAGGGTGGGCCACTCCAGGTCGGGCGACGACGACCCCCGCCTACACCCAACTCTCCTTGAACGGTCTCGATCGGTGTGCTCGTCATTGGGTGCTTCTCACGCGATCGTGTACGTGGCTTCGATGAGAAGATGATCGGTGAAGAGTTTCAGATCTCCGTCGCTCCAATGACGCGACTTGGTCGCGGTGACTGCGGAGTCTCCGGCCTTATGCGCAATGACGTCGATGCAGTTGCTCCCGTGCGTGGTCGGCCACTTCTTGAGTTCGTCCCACGAGGACACCATGCACGCACCGTGGAATGTGTCACGCTTGTCGTCTCGGGTGTTCTGGTCACCGCCGTAGAAGACGATGTTGGAGCCCTCACCGTGGTTCTTGGCCCAATTGTCAATCTTGGGTCCGAACTTCTTGTTCAGATTCCAGTTGGGCGCGTCCGGGTTGCCGCCTTTGGTGACGTAGTGAGCGGAGCCCACACAGACAATGCGATTGAGATGCTTGTCTTCCCATTTACCCCAGGCGATGCCACGTTCGGTGTGATTGCCCTTTCCAGCGTTGGCATCGACAACGTGGACCCATCCGTCGTTCTTCCACTCTCGGATGCGTGACTTCTTCACGGCCACCCAGACGGAGCAGTAGACAATGGCCTTGTATCCATGTTGACTGGCCCTGTCTTTCAGGACGGCTGCGCGATCAGAACCGCGGATGATCTCAGTCCCGGTGATCCAGTCGTAGCCGACAGCGAAGACCTTGTTCAAATCGCTCTTGAGATCCGAGAGGCTGTCAACGTGTTCGCAGGACATGTGGGCGACGCGGACGGTGCTCATCGCGACCACGCCAAGACGTTGAGTTTGCCGTCAGTGACCTTGCCGCCGTTTGATGCTTTGACTTGCCATCGCACTCGGGCACCTTCTCGAGCGGATTGAATCCGGGAGTCCTGGAGGAACGTAGATCCCGATGAGGCCAACTGCTCGTTGATGGGATGCGTCTCCACTGTCTCACCGTTGAGGCGTTCCAGGGTTCTCACGTGGATAGTGGACCCGGCTTCTGCTGTGACGGTCAGAGCAAGGACCGCCTGCCAAGTGGCTCCGCCGAGCCTCAAGCCAGCCGGATCGTCGGAAGCGGGGAGAGGGGAGTCGCCAGGGCCGAACTTCAGGGTCACCCACTCTCCGGCAACCAGACCGATCGAAATCGGCTTCGTATTCGCGTAGTCAGGCATATCGTCACTTTCTGTCTCGTAGTCGAGAGATGGTTTCGGGTTTGTGATGACGTCGCAAGACCAGCCACCGTAGGCCACTGTGTGACGTTCGAAGTGCAAGTGGGGTCCGGTGACGTTCCCCTCCGCACCGATGTTACCGATCCGATCGCCGGCCTTCACGACAGTGCCGTCTTTGACCCGCTGAGAAAGATGCGCGTAGAAATCACGAGTTCCGTCCCCCGGAAGAACCTCGATCTGGTGATTTCCGAATGCGGACCCGTGGTTGCAGTGAACGACTTTCCCAGGTCGAGCAGCCACCACGACAGTTCCGGTTGGAGCGGCGATGTCGGCCCCGGTGTGGATACCCTGACCGCTGGAATTGCGGTGACAACTCCACATCGAACCGCGTATTCCGTATGAGGTTGAAACACGGAAGCCTGGGACCGGGATCACCGGATGTCGCCTTTCCTCTGCGTCAAGCGGGCGGGCATAGGTGGAACGCTACCACTAGGCGAGATCACGTCAGGCTATGAATGTGACCGACACGAAGTTACGATCCGTTGCCCCGACTCCGGACAGGACCAGGGGTGACCCGGTGTTCTGGAATGCCGTGAACTCTAATTCGTCGGTCGGCAGCAGAAACAGAGCCGTGGTGGCCGTCACCGATGCCACCTGTGCGTCACCAGGGACATCTGCAAACACGATCCTCACCCCATTAACAATGATGCCCGCAGCACGGCGATTAGTCGCGTTGGCGGCGAATCGAAGCGTGCAGGACAGTGAGTAAACGCCTTCAACGGGGACTTTGAAGATTCCCGTCGCCGCTGCGTAGGCAATCGGTGGGGTGCCGTGTGACTGATCGAGGTGATCCCAGAGGACGGTGGCGATGGTGTTATGCGCGACAGACTGATCTAGCAGCAGAGTGCGTCGCATGTGGAGGGGCTTCCCGACCAGTGCTGACGATCCGCCGTTGTCGTAGTGCTCCTCGATGATCACCACGCCAGGAGTCCCCGCACCCCCCGGCTGAGCCGAGCCCGCAGCGTGCACGGAGACAGCACCACCACCACCTCCCCCGTAACCTCCGGGCGCAGCGAGACCTGCGGAACCGCCTCCCGATGATCGTGACTGGCTTCCAGCACCCATGCCCAGAACCGAAGAGCCGCCGTGACCACTGATCGCCAGGCCCTGAGTACCCCCCCAAGGCAGATAACCCGGCTCGCCCGATATGTTCACGTCTCCGCCGGTAGCCGTTCCTACAGCCCCGGCTGAGAGTCCCGAGTAATCTAATCCCGCGCTACTCGGTCCTCGGGTCGTTCCAGCCCCGCCGCCGAGGGCGGTTAGTGACGAGAACGATGAGGTGCCACCCGCCGCTCCTGAAACTCCGCCGCTCCCAACCACGACGTTCTCGGTAGCGCCAAGTTCGCTAGCCGAGAATTGTTTCCGGGCGTAGCCGCCTCCGCTACCCCCTGTTCCAAATGAGTGTGTGTTCGCTACCGTAGTGGCTGAACATGCTCCGCCGGGACCGCCGCCTGCCTGGACCTCGACGATGGCGTAAGTCATTCCCGACGGTTTCGTCCACACGGTGTTTGCGGTTAGAACCCGGCGTACTGGTGGTTGGGAGGCACCCCCTCCGCTTCCCCCTGGAAATCCGGTGGTCATCGCTTCCCAGCGCCCGGTTATCGCGTCCTGAACCAGTGGATACTTCGTGACTGCTTCCGAGACCGTAGCGAAGACGGCGGGTGCCGACCACGGGGACGCTACTGCGTTCGCGCCTTTAGTGCGAACCTCCCACTCTATAGTCGAGTGATCTGGGAACGTGTTGGCCGGAGCCACTAACTTCGAGTTCGGGGAGAGGACTTCAGCCAACACCGTCCAGGAAGGAGCGCCGACTACTCTCCACTGAGTTTGGAACGCTGTCTGTGCGCTGCCGTCCGCCGGGTTGTGTTTCCAGGTGAATTCACGTGCCGTTGTTGGGTTGAAGATCGCCGAATCGTCCGGGGACAAATTGGTCGGAGCGAGAGGAGGCATCGTCTGGCCCGCCGTAAACTCCGAGTCCGCGGAGAACGCCGAGTACAGCGTGCCTTGACTGCCTGCCGTCGTCTTATGCCGAACCCGATAACCCGTCGCCTGAGACGCGAGTGCCGCCGCGTCCGTGTACGAAACGGCTCCAGATGCCGCCGTGGCGAGCAGCGCCCAAGTCGCTCCTCCGTCTCTCGACACCCAGATCTCAGTACCGTACTCGGAATAGCCGATTCCGGAGTTCGACCACCCGATCACTCGCTGAGCATCTGTCCCAGCCACGTTCGTCGGGGTCGATGGGGCCGAAGGACTTGTGTAGATGTCTGAGGTGTAGTCGTACGCCGATGTGCCGATGGTATTGTCGGCGGCCACTCGGTACGTGTTCTTCTGATTCGCCGCTGAAGCGTACGTGTACGAGGTCGCTGCGCCGGACACTGAATTCGAGATCATGGTGTAGCCTGCGCCGTTCGTCGAGCGGTGCAGATATATCTTGTCCCACGGCTTGCCCGAGGTGGACTTATTCGACCACGTGATCTTCGTAGAAGTGTCGGAGGTACGCGATGCCGCCGCGCCAGTCGGAGCCGCTGGAGCCCCGTAGGGGCGTGCCGGAATGTTTGAGGTGACCGACTTACTCGGTGTGATCCCGTTGTAAGCCCCCGACACCTTGGCAGTGAATGTGCGGGTTCCCGGCGAAGATCCGTAAGAGTTCGTACCGTAGTCGAAGTCGTAGGTCCGAGTCTCTCGCAGCGAAGTCACGCCATCGCCTTGACTGTTGCGATACGACTGTGAACCGTCAATGGCTCCGCTCAGTTGTAACGACTGATCGTCAGCCCAACTGTTTCGGTTCTGAGTGTAATACTTCACCGTAGCGGTGGCAGTCGCCTCGCCGTGTGTGATGTCTTCCCAACTAACGTCGATGCCTACTCGCATCTCGTTGCCGGAACCCTCCCAGGATCCCCAACTGATTGCCATCGTCAGCCTCTCACGTCAACAACACAGGACGCTGTGGATTGAATTGAAGCGTAGTGGCATCCGATGCGATGCCGACTTCCTGTACGATTCTACCCACTTTTTGAGGAACGACGTTTGACGCCAAGCCCGCCACTGTGGGAGACAGGAACTGCGGTCCCGGTTGAAGTCCGGAACAAAGAGGGTTATACCCCTCGGTGTAGACCGGCACCGCCGCACCCGGCGCTCCCGTGACCAATACAAATCCATGTGCCTCTTTACCCACCTCATTAGCGATCGCGGGACGCACGAAGAACAGACCGTTGTTCGACCAGATGTTTACGAACTGGCCTGCCGTCACGGTGTCAGAAACTCTCACCGAGTTGGTGAACCGCTTCTCGATCTTGATTGAATTCGCACCGATCCGAGCCGGTGGCAGGATCCCGGTGGTCAAATCGCTTGCGTTGGCATCGTAGGTCGTCGTGCCGGTGAAGTCCAGGCGCATCCACGATCCGTTATACAACTCGTAGACGCTGACGATCTTTCCACCGATTAATTCCGAAGACGACTGATCGGGGGTCCCCAACCATCGCCCATCGTAGACGCTTCCGTCGAAGTAACGACCCGTGTACTCTCCCTGTTCGACTAGCGCACCGTCAATCCGCCACACCGCCCCTGGATTCGGGTTGTGCAGATTGATCGCACCCATCTTCGTCGCACCTACTGGCACGATCCCTGCGACCCGTAACTCCCGCCAATCGTCGACTACCAGATCCGTCAACAAGCCAGTGATGACAGGTCCAACTTGCACGTCGGCAGCATCGTAGAATCGCAATGAGGCGTAGCAATTCGTGTTCACGCCGCTTACCGGGATGGCGAAGCATGTCGAAGCGAATGACTCTCCCTCTGTCACTTCCATGCCAAGAGTTCCGCCTAGCCACTGTGCTCGGTGATCCCCCGCTACACCACTGTTCGTCAACTCGACCACATACTGCCCGGCGATAGGCGATTGCTTGTTCGTGGGGTCGTCAGGACCGGGCACGGGGTCGAGGCGAACTGCCGTAGTTTCGATGAAGGTCCAGTTCGCGAGGTCCACTTCGAACGAGGGATTGTCGCAGAGATTGATTCGGTTGCGAGTTCGGGTGTACCAGATCGATCCCGGCACTCGCTGTTGAAGAAGGGTGTTATATCCAGTGCCCAGAGGATCCAGTACAACCAATGGCTGATCCGGGGATGCGACGCGATACGTTATCGTGGCCGGAATCGGGGGCAGTGGATCATCCTGGGGGTCCTCCGGAACGTGGCTTTCCAACTGCCAATCACCGTCATACGGAGAGCCACAGCCAGTGATCACGATCCAATCACCTGCGTCGCACGTGACCGGACCGCCCGTGGGGTCTAAGGTCAGCGTGACCACACCGCTCGTTAATTGAGTAGTCGCGATTTTGAACGAAGTGCTTCTGATCAGAGCGCCCGATGAGTCTGTGGCGTAGTACAGGACATCCTCTGGTGTTGGATCGTAATCGCTCATCGAGATGCGACCGTCTGCCGTACTAGCCAGCGATTGGGCGCTCTGCGACGTCTCGTAGTTGTTGGTCACCGTTGACTGCATCTGGTCCAACGTGACGTCGCCGACCACCAGTTGACCTGGATCATCCAGAACGTCTACCCGCGGATCAGAGGCGTCTACCCAGATCTGGTACTCGGTATCCCACAGATACGGTTTGTTGTTGTCATCTGTGTCGTACCACAGTTCGTTGTCCCGGTGTCCGGCCTCTCCGTCCGGCCACGGAGACGCTGGCTGATAGAAGATGTTGTTCCCACCGGCCTCTCCCGGAGGCGGTAGGTCCGGGATGTACGCACCGTCGACGACTGGCAGTGATCCCGGCAGGTCCTCCACCCGCTCGAGATCGTCGGACAGGACAATGGTGACGGGCGGGTCGTAGATGCCTTCGGGCATGACGGCGAGATCGTGAATGGTGAGCGGAACCTCGATAGGCCGGTCGGCGTCGGCAAGAACGACCTCACACACCCACGCTCGACCCGGCTGACCGCCAACATCGTTAGCCACCTCTGTCCCGGCGTCCACGTCGAGAGCAAGTCCGGGTGCGATGGTGAAGAGAGCCCCCTCTATGTCTGCCTCGATGATCTCGTAGGGGCCGGTTCCGGCAATCCAGACGAACTCCCCCACCGTAATCGACTCGGGGTCAAGGACAGGCAGGATGGTCGCACCGGCGAGCAGGTCTTCGGTGATCTCGGTGCCCGTCCACTCCCAGCGGACGTCGGTGAGCAAACCGTTGATGCCCATCAGTCCTTCTTCCCACCTTTCTTCTTCTTGCGGTGCCTAGTCGTCTTCGACCGAATCTGTTTGACGTTCGGTGGCCTACTGACCCACCTGTGAGTCCCGATGGTCATGTTGCCCCCCGTACCGTACGGGGTGGAGGCACCCTCGGCGAGTCGGACGTTCCCCACCCCCTCAGGCAACTTCACATAGTCGAAGGGGTCCAAGTGGAACAGTGGGATGATCTCGTAGGTCTTGTCCGTGTCCAAACCCGAGTCAGCCTTCAACTCGTTGGTCGCCTGGGTCAAGGTGTCCTTGAGCGTCTTAAGGTCGTCGTTGACGACTACGAGGGGCAGCGTCCGTGGAACCCCGTTGCGAGCGAGCGACTGTTCCGAGAGTTCGTTGGTACTCGGCAGCGCGACGATACTGTCGTAGATGGTGGTCACGCGGGACTCGTCTACGTTCTTCGTCTTCTGCTTGTTGACCGGAGTGCGGTGACTGGTGACTCGCACGTAGTTCGAGAAGTCAGTAAGGGATGCCGACGCTGATGGAAGCGCCAACAGCGAGTGGACCGTGACCGGATTCTTGGCTTCCGAGATCGGCTCAGCCACGGCCCAGCCCAACCCGTCGTAATAGGCCCGCCAGTTCATCTCCTGCGATGCGATGCGTTTGAACGCTTGCCACGGGGTCAACGAGTTCTCACCCATCCCGACCGCGTAGGTGCGGCTCAGAGTTCTCTTGGTCTTGGGGATCCGCATGAATCTCTCGCCCGTACAGTCCCCCAGGAGCGAGCGCAGGACGAGGTCCACACGCTGGCCCTTCTTGTAGGTGCGCGGGCGGACACCGTGGTCGGCGAGCAGGGACTTGTCCCCCATCTCGAGGGAGACCTCTGCACCTGAACGAGCGACCGACGTAGGCAGGCCCACCATGCAAGACGTGGTGAAGTCGCCGTAGCCTGGAACGGTCACCTCATGCCAGACCTGAACCAATCGGTTGATCCAGAGAACGCCCTTCGGGTCGCGCAGCCAATCGACGCCGAAGTTCAGCGCGCCTTCGGGGTCCGACAACGTGACAGACCCGGTGCGAACCGGCCCGTCATTTCCGTTCGCGTAGTTCTGCTGTCCGTCGAGCAGGTCTAGCGTCCCGACGTACTTCTGGTCGATCGTGAGCACATCGGCCCACACCCGGAAGTCGTGATCGGACTGGAGGTAGTCATGATAGGCAGCCAGCGCATCCGGGCTGCGACCGGCGTGCTGCATGACTAATCGTCCAGCCTTTCCCACCAGTTGAGTAGGACGAGAACCAACGTATCGTCACACTCCGGATCAGGGTGGGTGTAGAAGACGTCAGTCGGGCTGTAGTTGCCGAAGATGATGGACCAGTTGACCTTCCCGAAGATCAGCCGGTACTTCAATCCGGAGTCGCTCAGCGCCCACCCGTTGAGGGTGTCTTCATCGTTGTTGAGAACAAGACCTTCGATGCCACCCGAACGAGTGGTCCGCATCAGCCTGCGACGCACCTGCTCGACCACGAGGTTACCGTGAACCGGGGTATGCAGAACCGATCCTTCCTCCGTGACCTGGGACACGACAGGCACCTCATTGTTCCCGAAGATCTCAATCTGGGTGCCCGTCCGCGGGTCCACGATCCACACGCTGCCCGTGACGAAAAGGCCCGTGACAGAAGGACCGATCGCAGAGGTCACGCCGTCGATCTTGGTCAGCACCGACCATGTGTGCGGACGACGGGGATCAGCGGTGTAGTCCCGAATGGCGAAGTCCGTGCCGGTGAAGAAGTCGACAGCAGGAGCCCACAGGCGAGGGATGCCCTCTGCGTCCCAGAGAGTGACCGCCTTGCCATCACGCCAGAGCGATATCTCGTCGGGAATGCCAAGAGCGCGAGTGCCGGTGATGACCAGGATGGGCTCGTCAAACGAGACCTCGAGATTCGTGACGGCCGGACCCGAACCAGTGTGAGCGGTGTCGAACACCTTCTCCACGTACGACCAGACGGGCGCTCCCTCTGCCGCCACTCGTGGGGTGACAGAGTCGGTCGTCCGCAAGACCATCATGCCGTGGCCGTTCGGTACGGCTACACCCTTCGGCGGGGTCCATTCGCGAGTTACCGAGTCCACGTCCCACGTTGACTTCGTGAGAATGTTGGCCCCTTCGTGGAGTTCGGCCTGCCACGACACCTGATCGTCCACCGTCCAGGTCAAGGTGGGGCTGCCGTCGTCAGTGACCGAGGGTGGGTTCGTGATGACCGGGGCAACGATGGGCTGATGGGAGTACGACACCCACGGGCTCCACGGGCTCGTACCACCCCCTCCGGTGGTCTGAACACGCCAGTAGGTGAACTGCCCCGGCGTCAGGACGGGAGCGCCCACATCGGGCACGTAGCGACCTGAAGTGGCCGGAATCGACCCGCTGTCGAAGGTGATGCCGGCGACCGTACCATCCGATGAGTACTGGACCTGCTGATGGTCCATATCCTCATCGCCCGTGTACGACAGGATGGGGGTGGGCACCGAGACCGCTCCGCCCTGCGGGGACAGGTTGACGGGCTGGGAGTTCGGCGTGTAGTAGTCCACCACCATGACCGGCTTGTTGATCGCCGCCGACGATCCTTGGAGACTGATGGGTATGGCGACAGTAGTGTCGATCGCCAGACCGTTCCGGTTTCGGGTGTTCGCCCACGCCGTGACAGCAAACGAGTAGAGCGCCCCCAGGACCGGGCCGGTGATCGAGGTCGTGGTGATGATAGATCCGAGCGCGGGTCGGTTGGACCAGGTGACCGAAGACTTCCAGGCCGCGCTAATCGGGCGAATACGGACAGGTGTCGCGCCTGACTTGGCCGCAGCCGTCCAGAATTGCACGACCGCTGAGGTGACGACAGCCCCCACGGGAATCTGGTCGATCGGGACACGGCAGAGAACGACCTGAGTGGCAGGGCCGGTCTCTTGGAGAGTCAGAATACCCGGCGACCCGATGGGGTACGCGGGTCGGTTCTCCTTGATCAGGTATGTCGTCAGTGGGACAATGATTCGTGGCATCTCAGGCTCCCTGCCATGCGAGATTGTCTGAGGCGCTGATCCGGTTGTCTGCGACCTCTTCGACGTACGCCACGAAATCGCGGGCACCGATGCGGAGGATCACGGTCTTCGGCAGCCCACTGCCCATCATCTTCTTGGCCTGCGCGTTCGTGTGAATCCGCGACCCACGCGGGGGACTCAAGATCTCAATCCCACCCTCGCCGACAACAATCGGGCCTCCAGGAGCAATGCCGCCCTTCTCGAAGCCGGGGATGGTGAACCCGATCTTCTTGCCCAGCACGTCGATCGACACATTCTTCGGGAGGCCGATGGCGTTGTTGATGCCAGCCTTCAGACTGGAGGCGACGCCCCCCGCCATATCGCCGATCGCGGTGAGGCCGCTTCGGATGCCATCGAGGATCTTGCCGCCCAGCGTCTTCCCGGCTGAAAGGAGCGACCCGCCGAGGTGGAGTAACTTTCCGGGAAGGCTCGCGATGATGCCTACGATCGACGCGACGATAGTGATCGCGACACCCCTCAGAGCACCGAGTCCTGACTGGAAAGCGCTTCTGAGTCGGGACATGGACTGAATGCCGAGCAGGAATAGGCGAACAGGTAGCCCCGCGAAGAACCCGAGAGCAGCGGAGAGGAACCGACCTATTACGGCCAGGATCTTCGGCGTGGCTGACTTAATCCCAGACCAAAGCCCATTCATCGCGTCGAGACCCACTCTCATTAATCCCGAAGCACTGAGGAAACTGGTGAACATGCCGAACATCCCCCTCAGCAGTGGCCCGAGACCACTCGCCATCTGCTTCAGTCCATCCCACACCTTGCCGAAGTCCAGGGTGAACAGGCCGACCAGCACGTTGATGAACCCGGCGATGATGTGACCCGCACCCTCGATCACCAGCCCCAGCGACTTGAACCCAATCGTGATCACATCGAGAACCACGCCGATAGCGAGACTAGTGATCGCGTCAAGCAGATCGAAGATCGGCGACAACCCCTTGACCACGGGGTCCAGCGCCGTCTTGATCTCGCTGAAAGCGTTCTTCAGTGGTTCCCACAGCCCCTTGAACGCATCGAAGACATCTACAACTTTGCCCTTGAGTTTGTCTGACTGGAGGATGAGAGACGCGATGTAGACAGCAAATCCTACGAACCCCGCGAACTTCAGCACCTTACTGAGAATGCTGCCGAGACCCCTGAGGACTGTCGCGAATCTGCCGACCTCAGCGCGGTGCTTCCCGACATTTTCGAGATTCTTGAAGAGATCACCGGTGCTCTTGAAACCGCTGATAATGCTGACCAATCCGCCGAGTTGCCCCATCAGGCTGCCGAGGAGGATGTTGAATGCTGCGCCACTAATGATGATCGCGAGGAAGAAACTGCTCACCGGCTGGAGGGCCTCGCTGACAGTGACGAAGGCGCTGACGATCTTGTCCAGCGGCAACTTACCGAGAAGGTTGAACGCGCCTTCCACGGTCGCCAGGAACGAAGTAATGACACGGGGGTCAGCGAGTTCCGCGATGACCTTGAACACTGCCTCCATGGTGTGACCGAACTGCCGCATCACATCTACCGACTGCGCGGCCCACTTCGCGATGGAGTCTTGACCCCCCACACTGTCTGTCCAGTCCTGGAACCGCTGAGTGACGTCCACCAGCATCTGGAGGAATGTGTTCGTGGCCGGGTTCGCGGCATTGAACACATTGGAGAGCGCCGCGCCGAGGTTACCCAGGATCTTCCACAGGAGACCCGCCGTCTTCTGTGCGCCCTTCATCGAGTCGTCGATCCGCTTGCCGAAGCCCGCGCCCTTCGTCCACTTCTGGAATTGGATGGCGATGTCTTCGATGTATCCAGCGAGGCGAATGGCAGCGGGTGACAGTGCGTTGATGAGTCGGAGGAATCCGTCGAGGAACGGGACCGCGACCTTGGACAGTGCTGCGAACACCTGCGCGTTGTTCTCGAAGAAGGTGTTGAGAGTCTTGACGCCCTTCTGCGAGTTGGCGTAGTTGAGGACGGACTTGGCAAGACCGTTCAACGAATTAGCCATCAGACCAAGGCCGCGCTGGATCACCCCCGTCTCACGGAGACTGTTGATCCCGTCAGACAACCCCGCGAACAACTTCGGCCAGACGGCATCTCGCATCTCGTTGGAGAGTTTCCGGGTCGCCAGGACCGCCTGCTGCATCGACTTCGGCATATCCTTGAGCAGGAGTTGGAGCCGCTTCGGGTCGACCTCAGAGACAGCAGCACCGAAGCCTCGCATACCGACCTTGAGCGCGAGCCCCGCGACGCCGAGACTGGTGAAGATGGGGAGCAGGGCAGACGACGACTGACCCACAGAGTAGAGCGACCCGGCCAGCATGGTCGCGGCCCCGGACAGCCCACTGATTGCGGAACCCATGAGAGGCGCTGCCGCGAGGGTGGCACCGAGAGCCGCCCTCCACGCAGCGACCGACTCACGACCGATGCTGCGGTAGACCTCGCGATTATGCTTCCCGATCGAGGCGAGTTGCTGGTGGATCCGCTTCGCGAAAGCGTCGAGAGACTTGTCATCAAACTTCAGATTGACATCGACGTGCGCCCCACCGACGCGGGGACCGGAACCAGGCATGTCAGTTCGCCATCGCTATGAGTGCGTTCTGGAGGAACGGCTGCGCGGGAGTTCCGGGGTGCATGACAAAGTCGTGATAGGCGATGTCGCCACGCGATCCCGGCCACTTCATGACCTTCCGATTGGAAGGCCAGCGGGGGGATGGCTCCGTACCCTCGTGGACGAAGTATCCATAGGGGGTCCCAGCAGAAACCGTGTAGCCGAAGGTATACCGGCCGAGTTCGTTTCGGTTCTGATCGGCCCGGATGGTGGACTTCAGCCGTCCACTCGACACGGGAGCAAGGGAGCGAGCCATGACTGCCACAGCATCCCTCTTTCCGCGGAGATAACGGTCAGGGCCGGAACCCGGATGGAAGACCTTGACATAGACGATGGGAGGTGGGTCCATGACCACAATGGCACCGCCTCCGGCGTAGACACCGCCTGCCATAACCCACCTCCCGCCTACTTGTCTTTGGAATCCTTCAACTGAGATTTATCCCACTCACGGAGTGCAGTGTAGTCCTTGGTCCTGTTGAGGTACATGCGTACTTGTTTCGGCTCGTCCTCTTTCAACCGTTCGATCGTGGACAGGTGGACCATCCAGAGCATCTCCGCGAATGAAAACTCCCTCCACCGCACACCATTCAGGTTCCACGATGTGACTATGCTGATCCAGTTGTCTTCGATTCCTTCCCAGACGGCGATTGCCGCGTCGTAGGGAAACCCGTCCAGATCCCCATGAGCGCCTCCGAGATCGCCTGCTGGGGGCCGAGCCCGTACTTCTTCTGGATCCACTCGGTCTGCTGATCAGTGTGGACCAGCATGTTAGCCATCGCCTCCGTGAAGCCGGCGAGAGCAGACTTGAACGCCTCTCCCCCGAAATCATCGTCCTCGAAATTCGTGAAGTGCTTCAGTGCGTCCACAAGGGCGGACCACTGTTCGGGCGAAGGGTCGGGGTGGAACTCCCACTCGATACCGTCCCCCAGATCAACCGGGATTGCCCGGAAGTCGAGGCCCAACTTGACTACGTCACGGCGTACTTCATTAGTCATCGCTGTTCTCCTTTGTTCTAGCGATAGGACCGTGGGCCAGAGAGAACTGAGGAGAACCCCCGGCCCACGGCTAGACGCAGCGTAGCAATTTTGAATCCCATGCCAATGCCAGACCTATTCCTCGTCGATTGGTTTGTCATCGTCGAACGATTCGACCGACCATTCTCGATGTCTGATCCCCTCGGCGTACAGGAACGCACCGAACGCCGCCGCACCCAGAGAGAAGAACCCGGTCGCGATGTATGACGAAGTGCTCCTGGAGGACAAGTCGAGGCCAACCCCGAAGCCGAACGTCAGCGCCGCCGCCATCAGCAGCGGCCATCTCTTGAACCTTGCGGATCCGGTTTCTGGCAAGCGGGGCAACCTCATCCCGAGCCGGGGTCCGATAGCGCGGGGATATGCACCTGCACCGTCAGGTCGACAAACATGACAGAGCAGTTTCCAGGGTCACTGAGATCAGCGGAGATGTCGTCGATGCGGAGGTCCATCCCCGAACACGCGAGACTTTGCCAGAGCAACTCAGTGTCACGAAGTTGATCCTGGGTATGCTCGGTCAGGACCTCTGGCTCTGGGATCTCGCCCTTCTCGTTGATGATGGGGCGGCAGCGGGCCAACACCATCCGAAACTGAGCGGCAGTCACCCCGCCTCGGCACGGGCGAACGCGACGCACCTCGTCAAGCGTGGACGCATCTGCGTCGAAGAGTCTACGGAAGTGAATGCTGAGTTCGCCGTTGGCCCCTTCTTCTTCGCATTCGCAGCACATGAAGATCACGGGGATGCCGTGTGTCTGGTACGTCTTGCACACCGGGCGCAGGTCGTCACCGAGAGCATCTGCGACGGCGTTCAGAAGTGCATCAGCCACCACGGCCAGGCTGTCAGCCACGGGGCACCTCTGAGAGCGTCTGACGGCCCTCTGAGGGCTCTACGGCGCGGCGGGTGGGGTACTTAGCCACCGCAGCATCCAGAGGTGCTCAGAGCGCCCCTCCGAGCCGCAGCGAGGTCCGGGCTGAACACGGCACCCGGCAGGCGAGCCTTGTGAGGGTTGACAGCGTTGACCCAAGCGCCGAGTTCTGGGATGAATGTGTTCACTTCGTCATCCCGGAGCCGGACTGTGATGCCCTGTGCTGTGACCGTGGTGACATTGGACGGAAGTCGGCACTTCCCGCTCGTGCAGGACAGGTAGAGTTCCTTGGTCAGGCGAGCGACCACGTCCAGTGCCCACGCATCCGGCGGGGTGCCGATCTCAGCGTCCACGACAAACGCATCGCCTTCTCCTGCGTTGGACCACTTCTCGTCTTTGGTCGGCCAGACGTCCGGGGGCACCCGGTACAGCATCGACGAAGGGCGGTCGTATCGCCACGAGGTGGACGGGTACTCCTCCGCGCCGAGCCGGACGCGTGTGACGTCCCAGACAGGGATGCTGAACGGCCCTTTGAGGGGGATGGCGTCAGCACCCCCACAGCACCACGAGCGGCACTCGCGGCACTGATTCAGCGGGCGGATCTCAGTGTCGCACAGCCCGATCGTGTATGCGGACAGCCTCGTCATGATGGACGAGGCTGTCTCTACAGACGCGACGAAGACCGGGTTCTCGGGATCGAGGTCGGACAATCCGCAACTATCCGCATCGACGGGCCAAGGACACGAGGTCTCGCTTAGGAGAGCCATCGTGCCCGCCTGTCAGGCCGAGCCGGGATCGACCGTGGCGACCGAACCGCAACCATCGGGGGCAGGTGCGCCCACGAAGCGGAAGCGATGGTTGCCATCCTCCAGCGCCTCGGACAACCACTCGGCGTCGCCGCTCGTGGAGTCCAGCGCCAGTTCGATCGGACCAACGCCGACGTTGTTGCTGTCGGAGGTCATGCCGGTGATGCGGACGTAGTTGTCCTCGCTACCGGGAGTGCCCTCTTCGGTGACCGTCGCGCCCTTGACCGGGTAGATCCGCACGAAGTCACCGATGACGCCACCGCCGCATTCGCCGAGGATCTCCTGCCACACGATCACGATCACGTTGAAACGGTCGGCCTTGCCGTCCGCCCAACCGATGACCTCACCGTCGTGCTCGATCGCCGCAGCACCACCCGCGTTCGAGATCCACTCGGGATCGAGCCAGTGGAGGTCAACGTTCACCTCGATGGACTGAAGGCTCTTCACGCCCGGGATGTACCGCTTGATCGACCCATCGGCACAGCGACGAGTGAACTCCTCGCCGTCGTCCACGTTGTCGCTGGTCTCGAAGGCTGCGACACATGGATCGAGGTAGCCCATGTCGGCCCCGTAAAGCGGGGTGAGGCAGTCATCAGCGAGGAATAGCCCCACGCACTTGATCCTCCCCAAGTCTGGAGTAGTGCAGTTTCCCATGATTAGATCCTTTCGAGGGGGTACGTGTTAAACTGCCGGTTATGCCTCGACCTGCCGGAGACGTGCCGAAGATCTTGCTGGAGACCGCCCGAACGGTCAGCGATGAATGCTTGTACCCGCTCGCTCGTGGAAGACGGACAGCCGTGTCCCACAATGGCGGAGTGCTCCCGGCATCGAGACTTCTGTGGGAACTCACAACGGGTATCTCGCCCGGCAAGAAGATGGTTCTGCATACCTGTGGAAACGGCTCGTACGGATGTCTGAACATCGCGCATCTGTACCTGGGCACCCAAGCCGACAACCATCTCGATCGATGCCGGGACGGCCTCGCATCGCGGGGATTGGACGAAGACCAGGTCCGCGAGATCCGTCGTCGGGCCGCCGAAGGAGTCGGGACGATGGCTCTCACCCGAGAGTTCGGCGTCACCAAACGAACCATCCGACAGGTGGTCACCCGCCAGACGTGGGCGTGGCTCGACTAACCGCATTACGGACCACCCGCTGGACTAGCCGGGACGGTGACGTCGATGAAGAGATTGATGCAGGGGTCGAACGCGACGATGGCACTGCGCTGAGCGAACGCCTCGTCCCCGTTGGTCCGACGATCCAGGTCACTGTAGACGAAAGGCTCGTCCACCCCGGCCCACACTGAGCCAGTGGCCCAGAGACGGATGGTGGTCGGCCCCTGGACCGGGTAGCCAACACTGACGACCCACGGAGCGCCGGACGGAGACCACTTCCCGCTCAGCAGACGGGCTCCCGAAAGGAACGCCGCTGCCTTGACGGGAGCGTGAAGCCACCACTGAGTACCGAACCCAGCGTCAGCCGCAGCCTGCTCCAGCGTCCCCACGGCCAAGGCGAAGTCCCCGTCTGCGACGGTGCCAAGATTGACTCCATCTGCGAATGACGGGGTCCCAAGCCCGAGGCCGTCCGTGGCAAGTTGACGAGCGACGGCCCACTCTGTCGTCGAATCGAGCCGCCCCTCTGCGTGCTTCGTCTGGTCGAGCCTGGACAGGCTGCTGCACGTCGCGCCCTGCCGAATGCCGAACGGATGGAATTCCGCGACGGCAGTCTTGTGGGGTGTGTCGCTGGCAGTGACGCACCGATCCAAGAGTTCCGGTTCGCCACACCCGTAGAACGGGATGGAGAGGCCCTGCATCCAGCCATCGGGGGCAGGATGCGCGACGGCGAAGATGCCACCCGCACGGGTGTCAACCTCGACCTCCGCGGCCTCCATGAGGGTCTGAGACATCAGGACCTCTCCTTCCTTAGTTCTAGCCGACGATCAGATCAGGACGGGCAAGCGACGTTGTCGCAGATCTCGACGGGGATATCGAGGGCGAGGGCGTTGCACCCACGGGCCAGGATACCCTCGTAAGACTCGGCGAACGCCGCGACCTTGTTCTGACGGTTGAGGTTGTGGTCCCGGATCTCGGTGCCGAGGTCCAGCGTGCCACCATCGAGGAAGGTGAAGAACCCGTTGGGGGCCAGCACCGAACCGAGGGTGAGCGGGAACTGCGGGTCCGTGCCGCCGGAGCCGAAGGCCACGGGGTCCAGATCCTGCGAGTAGACCGCATTGACGCCCTCGTTGCTCAACGCGGTGTTGAGTAGGCTCGCCGCCACGTTGGGATCGTCGACTGCCGAGGAGTTCACCCGACGGTTGATCAGGTCGAGGCGGACCGCCGTGAGCAGCGTCTCGCTGACGAAGAAGTCCAACTGGACATCGCCGAGGCGCTGATCCTGACGGAGCGCGGCGGCGGCAGTGCCGACACCGTTCACCGTGTTGGCGAAGATGGAACCGAGGGCCTCGACGGTGTAGGTCGCCATGACCGCGTCCCGCATCTTCTCGAAGAGCAGAACCTCACCACGCCGAGCGTTCTGAATCGCCAGAGCGGCGAGGTAGCCCTGCCACTGCTCGGGAGCGAACCGGGTCTGGTAGTTCCCGATGGTGACGCAGGAGTACACCGCGTCGACGCCAACCTCGTCGGCCTCGTCGCAGTCAACCTCGGCACATTCCTTCCAGGTGTCGGGGTCCCCCTCCTCCACGGCCTCGTCGTCTTCGCAGGTCCACACCCCGAAGCCGTCCACCGGAAGGCAGATGGCCGGGAAGAACGAGAACTTGCCTCGTGACGCACCCATCGTCGGCAGCGCGTCCCGGATCGGGCGAGCGGTGCTGCCCTGGACCGGGTTCGTGTAGATCGGCTGCGGGAGCGAGCAACAGCCACCCGCCGCAACCACGGCCTCCGGGCTGACGAACGAATCAATCAGTCGGGTGTCGGCGTTGATCTTGCCGGTGAGCGTCCGGCTCTCATCGAAGGTGGTCTCGATGCGAGCGACCCGCTCCTTGCCGGACTTGAGGCTGCGACCCGAAGAGTCACGGAACGCCTCGGCCAGCATGTAGAGCGTGGGATCCTGGACCACATCGCCGTTGAGAACCACGCGGGTCTGGGTGGTGGAGAGGTCCTTCGCCGGCTCGTTGATCTGAAGACCGGGGGTGCCGCTGAGACCGAGTCGGGCGACTGCCTCCTGAACGGAGAGCATCTTGCCGCGCTTGGGCTTCGCAGCGGCGGTGACCGCTTCGGCACCTTCTTCGGCGTCCGTCTCTTCCTCGGAGTTTTCCGTGTCAGAGTCGTTCTCTTCTTCATCAGGGTTGGGGATGTCGGAGAGAGCGGCGTCGACGTCCTCCGCTGCGGCCTGCTCCTGCTCAGCGACGGCCTGAACAGCGGCGTCGGCAGCGAAGTAGGACTCGCGGAGGGTGGTCAATGCGTCGAGGTCCGGCGCTGCGGAACCTCGAAGGGAGTGGAGTTGACGAGCGATGACATCGCGGGCCTGGGTGAGTTCGGACAGCGAGAGAGTCTCTCCCGCGCCAACCCGACCCAGGATGCTGAGAGCCTGCTGGAGATCCATGGTGGACTTCTTTCGCGTCTGGAGTGTTCAGGGACGCGGTGACCACCGCCAGTTTCGCTCTACACAGAGTCGATGGCCCGAAGGGTAGCCTCACAATCGAGATTTACGCTACTCCCCCGGAGAATCTTCTGGAAGTGGGACGTCCGTGAGCGCATCTTCGGCGAGCAAAGCGAGCGCTCCTTCGATCCGCTTGAGGGACTGTTCGATAGCCGACATCCGGTCGCCCTGGGGCAACTCGTCTTCGGTGAAGTCGTCACCACACTCAGCGCAGAACCCGCCGTCGGGGTTCAGGACGTGAACGTGATCCGACCCGGAGAGGATCTGTGCGTCGCCGCCCGCACTGGCCGCGACAGGCCACGCGGGGGTAGGAACAAGGTGGACACCGACCAACGTACGGCCCCGACCGGCAGGCCACAGTTCCACACTCGGGCTGGACGCGGCAGCGCGGAACAGGGCGTCCCGATCCACGCCTGGCATCACGACACCGCTGACCGCGAGGCCGAAGCGGGTCTCCCACGCACGGACCATCGCGAAGATCGTGTTCGCGTCGTCGCGGTGACGACCGACATCCCGGAAGTCCACACCTTGGCGAGCAAGAGTCGGGTCGATGTGTCGACCGCCGAGGGTGAGTGCACCGGGCTGGAAGACGGTCCCATCGGAGAGCGTGATCAACTGGCCCGTGTGGAAACCCTTGTGGTTCTTGTCCACATCGCCGGGGTACTGGAAGCACGCACCCATGTCGCTTCGGTGACACACACCGTTCGGTACGGCGATCCCGTACAGGCGACGGAGGCCGTTGGCGTCCTCATCGGTGACGGTGAGAGGCACCGCCTTCGTTGGATTGAAGTCGGCGAAGTATCCAGCCGGGAGCGCTGAAGAGCCCGCAGCAGCGACGACAGCCTCGACGTCGTCCTCCGTGACGGCGTCGGGCCGGACAGCGGTCTCCATGCCGTCGACCCGCTCGAGAGCGCTGATGGAGCCGACCACCACGCCGTCGTGATCGTTGTTGTCAGGATCCCAGATGATCGGGATGGGGAGCAGTTCGTTATCCCACTGGAGCGACCCATACTTCAGCGTTCGGACGTCTCCCGTGTAGATCCCCTCGAAGGTGACCGGGCCAGACACCCCGTAGCCGTCCTCGTCGAGAGTGAGACGGGCGTTGCTGAACGCCGCTGTGTCGACGATGGCGACGTGGCGCGGGCGGATCTCGGCGTTCTCGAAGATCTCCTGCGCCTCCTTCATCGCAGCGGAAGCGACGTCCGGGTCTTCGTCGGCGAACGACTTCTCCAGTTCGGCCAACTTCGCCGACGTCTCGGGGTGGAGATCGTGTTTGATGGACACTGCTACCGCACCTTCGCGGAGGAGTTCCTGCACGCGAGCCACCAGAGCCTGAGTGCGGGGGTCTTCGGACTGGGACAGGCTGCCGGTGCCGACGATACCTGCGGTCTTCTTCTTCTCTTCAGCCACGGTGGGCTCCTCTGTCTCTTCGGTGTCCGTCTCGAGGGTGTCTCCCTCAACGTCCTTGTCGTTGCGACGTTCCTTGCGCTCGGGTCGGCTACCGTCCGGCTTGAATGGGCAGTCAGGCCAGTCGTCGTACTTCTCGACGATCCGCTTGTAGATCACGCAGATCTTCCGCTTGATGGCCTCTTTCTCGGCCTTGGATGCACCCGTCATCTTCTCGAGGCCATGACCCCCGGCCACGGCGGACATCCCACGAGGGACGATGTGGAGGCCACCGTCGCCGACGTCGGCGAACGGGAGTTTGTACGCCTGTCGGGTGTTGACGTCTTTCGATGTATCGATGAAGAAGAACGCCTGACGGAGTTTGTCCGAGTCGAGCGAGCCGCTCTCATCTGTGGCCCAATCGAACACTCGGTTCGTCGCGGCCTCACCGTCCCACGCCTCGTCACGACCGCCGATGGGGAGTTCGACACTGCCGCCGACCTTGAACTCCGCGGCGTCTATCTCTAGCCACTCCATCAAAGACCTCAGGCTGCGCGGGCCGGGGAGCCTGCCCTGCTTCAGACGGCTGAACGCGGCCTGATGGATCCCGATCTCGTCAGCAATCTCGGACCAAGAGAGCGGGATGCCCGACCCCCGTGTCTCACGGGCGTCCTCGAGCGCGGCGAGGAGAGCATAGGCATCCATGGAACGCAGGGTAAGGGTCACTCGGGGGGATTTGCAAGCCCTTGCAGCAGATTTGCAAGTTCTGGGTCGGTCAGGGGCACCGGGTCAGTGCTGTCCAAGGTCGCCAGGACGTGCTCGGTCAACCCATCGACGAAGTTGTCGCCCGCGCATGACCGAGGACCCAAGAACAGGAGACTGTCGGACACCACTGAGGCGACATCCAGTCCCGCACTCTCGAGCGCCTGGAGTCCGAGGTGGGCGGGCACCTCGGCGTTGGACAAAGAGGAGGGCAGGGAGTCTCGCAGCGATCTGTGCGTGCGAGCCTTGGCCCCTAATCGGTCCCGCGCTCGGAACGTGGCGACGTCGATCTTGCCGCGCCATTCTGCAAGGACGGTGGGGTCAATCGACTTCTGGTCGGAAGGAGCACCGCTCGGGTCTTCCCGGTCGGCGCGTGCTGCTCGCTGACGGGGTGTCTCGGTGGTCGGGCTGTGTCCGCCCTGCTCCTTGTCGATCCCGATGACTTGACGTCGTGCCCGCTCCTCGTCGGACGGTGCCGCCCATGACGGGATGCCGAGTATCTCGCGGAAGTAGTCCCCGCTGACCTCGCCCCGATCGTAGGCATCCTTGACGTCCTGGACCGTCGACCGCTTAGCGAGCAGCAAGGTCGGGTCCGGCTTCACCTCGATCGTCACATCTTCGAACAGGGTGTTCAGCACGTCGGTCGCTATCTGCGCGACGATGTTGGCCGGAGGCTCGATGTGTGCCCGGTACGAGTTCTCCTCGACCTGGAAAGCCGTGGCCCGTGACTGGGCGCTCAGCCCCAGCAGGATCTCCGGCGGGATGGGCAGGCCGTAGGCCAGTCGATGTATCATGGCCTCCATCCGGCCCTCGATGCGGGCGTCGTACGGGAAGTCGGGCACCACCCACGACAGACCACCCATTCCGCGACCTGACGCCATCGGCTCGACGAGTTCTTTCGCACCACGTAGATGCACCGGCCCCACGTCGGTCGGGTCGTTCATCTTGGCCCGGAGCGACTTGTCCCACTCCTCCCAGAAGTCACCACCCCCGGCGAAGTTCAGACCATCGGCGCTGCCCAGGATTCCTCTCATGCCGACCCGGTTCGCGGACTGAGCACGGCTCAGTCTCCCGAGCCAGTCCATGTCTGAGAGGATGGATAGTACCCCGAACAGGGGGGCGTCTGGCTGAGACGGGTCGATCGGGCTGGGCCAGAGACCTCGGACGACGTGCTCCGCCTTGTTGAAGACATCGCTCTGGTCTGGGTGGATCACGGACAGGATGCGCCAGTCCTTGTCCAGATAGACGTAGAACAACTCCCCGGCGACGTACAGGTTCGTCGTGACGAGCCGCACCATGCCAGTCGTCCATCCGATGGACTTCAACACCTGAGCAGACGCCTTGCCGTGCGGGTTCTTCTTCTCGCCCTGACCACCGGACTTGACGACAGTGCCGTCGGCGAGTTCTAGTTCCCAATCAGCAGACCCCTCGACGAAGACGTCCCACTGCATCCTGGACATCTGGTCCGCGGCCCACCCCACGATGTAGCGAACTTCACCGACGGCCTCGGTGCGCGGGATGTCCCCGTAGATGCTGGTCTTTGGCATGGAGGCGGCAGCCATCGCCGCTCCGTAGGCTCCGTAATAGCCCCAACTTTGGATTTGGAGACCTCTCACCAGAGAGGTCTCTGGCTTGTAGGCCATCAGCGCGTACTCCATTCTGCATATCGGCACTTGGAAGAACAGAAACGGGCGTCTCGTCGCTTGTACGAGAACTCCACACCACACCACTCGCACGGCTTGGTCTTGGACTCAACCTTGGACCAGCGCTCCCGCATGATCGCGGAACGCTCTTCGGGCGAGATCTTCTCCCAATGCTCTGTAGCGATACGAGAGTAGA